TTATTTTACTCGTTGCGCAGCTTTGCTGATTTCTCACAGCTTGACCTAACCACGGCCGTTAATAAGTTCCATGATCTCAAAGAGCTCTCTGGATCTTCCATTTCCTTGGCCGAAGGTATGATGTCAGCGTACTTGTTCGTAATTTCTCATTGGGAAAACATTACGTCCGGCGATTGGACTTGCCTACTCCTGGGAAAAAATACGGCTAAGAAATTCGAAGCCGAGGTTCAGTTGCTAAAGCAGCAGTATGTGTTCATTGCTTCCGGTAGACTTGAGGAACTATCGGAGAGGTATGGTCGAAATGAAAAGACCTTTAACCTTGCTTTACAGAAGTGCATTAAGGAGGGAGACACCCTTTCTAAGCAGGCAACTTCTTCTAATCAGAAAATAGCCTTGCAACGATACATCTCGGACCTACGGGAAATCGAGACAAACGTGTATCTTATGCGTGCTGGATCACCTGATCGTCAGCAGCCATTCGGATTGCTCCTTTCGGGGCCGTCCAAGACAGGGAAGAGCACCCTTGTCAATCAGCTTTGCGCCGTAATAATTGATGAATACGGTTCGGAGTATGAGAATGGTATGGTAACAACCGCCAACATTGAAGAGAGGTTCGAATCAACAGTAGAACCTACTCACAAAATTATTGTGTGCGATGATGTTGCCAACAATTCAAATGCGAAACCTAACTTCGATCGCGTCCTCAACTATGTAAATACTGTGCCCAGATCTTTAGAAAAGGCCAGTGTTGAGGAAAAAGGGAAGAAGTATCCCATGAATGATGCTTGCATTGTAACCACAAATGTACCCCACCTAAACGCGGTACACCATTCTAATTGTCCGGAGAGTATTCTCAGGCGATTTGGTCTGCACGTAGATGTAGAGATTGCCCCAGAGTTCCGCACTCCGGCTGGTGGTATTGTGGACATGGATGAAACCAGATTTGACGTTTATGAATTAACAGTAAAACGATTCTCTCATATCGATGAGACCTGTCCTAAGGATAGCTGTGTAGTTTACGACGTCGTCCCGTTCGAAGAGTGGAATCCAACCACTGATCACAAGAATGATATTGCTCAATTCCTACAGTTTCTTCGCAAGGAAGTGCGCGCTCACATTGTGCGCCAGAAGAAAAGAGCAGTTGTTCAACGTGAACTTCGTGATGGAGGACTATGCGAGGCTTGCAAGAATCCTTGTGTAGTGTGTGCGTGTGAAACGCCACAGGCTGAAAACCTTTCTGATGTGATGGCTCTCGCGACCAACCAGTTGTGGGATGTCCGTAACATCGTCTCTTCGTATGGCCTTACGGCTAGTAGCAATATGAAGAGCCTTTATTTCACCATTCAGTTTTATTTGTATCTTGTATCCCATAGGAACTACTACCGTAATGTAGTTTATGGATCCTGTTTGTTCTTTTTCATGACATGCATTGTTGCTGTCTTGATTGGATCCCCTATTTGCGTTGCTAGCGTCCTTATCTGGGCGCCTGCATTGCTGTTTTATTTACGGAAGAGTGCTATTGCAGAAGTGGATCAAATCCTTTCTGCCCGTGCTGATGCTTTGTCGAGCATTTGCCTAACAACGAAGGACTATTGCAAGCGCTATGCTAAGCATGCAGTCATTATCGTTTCCACCATTTACTTTATGTACACTCTTTACAACCGAATAAGAAGAGTAGCCAGGACACGACATCCTATTTAAAGCCAGCTACTAAGATCTTTTCGAACCTTGTTCCAGGACCACACTCCAAGTATTATAAACCCCTTCCTGACGAGAAGGATTACAAGGAGGGCTATACTCGTCTTCCCCCATCCATGATTGGACCTAGCAAGACTACTTCCGCAGAGGACATGCATAGTATGATTGCTAAACACTTACGATTGGTTACAGTAAAGTCAAATACTGGCCGATTGACCCATCTCCAGGGTATCATGGTGACAGGGAATATTCTTCAAGTACCGGCGCACATTCTCCCAGAGACGCGCCCAATTGATATTGAAACAACAACTTGTCCAGGAGTGCCTTCAGCCTCCACTAAAGATCAAAAGCTGGGTGATGAACATATTCATATTAATGCGACTAAGGATATCGCACATATTCATCTACCTTCAGCACCTTCGTCTAAGGATCTCACCCCTTTTTACCCACGAGAGGAGATTAATTTCGACTCTCGCCCTACTGTCTTAGTTGGAAAAACTAATGATAATGAGATCTATGAGAGCAAGCAAGCAATTCGCCCTTATGTAAATGAAAAGGGCAAGCGCGAGCTAAGCTATACCAATATGACGGAGAAGAATGGTAAGTTTTTCGGAACCGGATTATCCCGAACTACCATTAATGTTAAGAATCCTTACCAGTGCGAACTTGATTTTTCCACCTATTCCGGTTTGTGTGGATCAATGTATCTCGATCGAGAACGCGCTATTATCTACGGAATGCATGTAGCAGGATATGCCAATGGCTCCTCTACAACCGCATGGTTGACTACGATCACCCAGAATGATATTAATTCTGCCGTGGCGGATCTCAAGAAAACATCACCCCAGATGGTGTTGGCTCCTAGAAACGAGCTTTTCCTCAACACTGAGGGCACCAAGTATACCATTGAGAATTCTGCTCCCCTCTTTACCTTACCAGAGGGAAAGGGAGCAGAGGCTATTGCAACCTATCATGGTCGCGTCAAGAAAGACGGACAAGATCTGGTAGAATCAGCAAAAACGCCATATATCAAGACACCATATTCTCAAGTTGGAATAGAGTTTGGCCCAGCCAAATCTATTCCCCCAAAATTCCCTAATGATGTTAACAAGGGATTGAAGACTTTAAACAAATTGACCTCACCAGTGCAGCACTATGAGCATGATACTCTCCAACGAGCTACAGCAGATTTTGCGGAGAAAATCGAAGGTGTTGTGAAGGCCAATTTTGAAGAAGCTAAGGAACTGCTTAAGATTTATTCACAAGAGGAAGCTTTGGACGGAATCGGTGCAGCCGGTTTCGGTGGAATGCCAAACTCAACCTCAGCAGGACATCCTTATAATTGTTCCAAGAAGAAAATTCTCAAGTCTGACCCACTTGATCCTACTTTACCCCAAGTACCCCGCGAGTTCGACGACACCCTGTATGACGTGCAGAAGGACGTTGATGAACTATTCTCTCGGTGGCAAAAGGGTACACGCTCTGAAACCATCTTCAAAGCCTCATCAAAGGTTAATGAGCTACTTCCCCGCAAGAAAGCAGAGGAAAAAGTACGGAAATTTTATGGCAGTAATGTTGCCTTTCTGACTGGTGCACGACGTGTCCTTTCAGGCCTTGTGGTATTCATGCGTAATCACCAAAAAGAATTTGAGTGTTTCGTGGGAATGAACCCTGTATCCAAGGAGTGGACTGAGTTCCACGAGTACATTACTAGTTTTGGAGGAAGGAGAATGATCGCAGGTGATTTCTCGGGCTTTGACACAACCATGGCCCAGCAAGTTTCGACATCAGCCGCCGCCGTTATCGTACGTGCGTATCGTGCTGTTGGCGTGCCAGAGGAAGATATCACTATCCTTGAAGCATGCCTATCGGACATTTGCAACCCCAATGTTCTATTTATGGGGGACCTCTATAACTTTGCCAATATGAACCCGTCTGGTCAACCAATTACGGTTCAGCTGAATAGCCTCGTTAACTCCATTATGATGCGCTATGTGTTCTATAAGATTTATCCACAATCTAGGACACCTTTCGACACCCACGTACGCCTTGCGGTTTACGGAGACGACAATCTCATGGATGTTGCTAAGTCAGCCCCTAAGTTTACTCACACCAATTGTCAAAAAGAATTTGAGAACATTGGCATCGGCTATACCATGGCTGATAAAGATGCAGAGTCTCGTCCCTATATTACCATTGACGAGGCATCGTTTCTCAAAAGGGGATTTAGGAAGCTTGAAAATATTAGTGGTGTGGGCGCTCCCATTGAGGAGGAGTCCATAATTAAGAAATACCACTTTGTAAAGAAGCCGACAGAATCCCCCCTTTCTGCACCTGAGCAATTTGCTGCCTATTGTGATGGCGCCTTTCGCGAAGCGTACCTTCATGGCGCACAATATTATGATCAATTTGTAACTAAGATCAGACGTATTGTTGCTAACCATCCGGACCTTCAACATCGTGTGGCCTTCCTGGCATATGAAG